GAAGAAGTTCTTATAACTCTACAGCTACATCCGGAACTTCTAACACTGGCGGCGGAGGTGGTGGGTCGGGTGCAATCAACATAAGCGGCGGCGCAGGCGGCTCCGGCATTGTCATCCTAAAATACCAAGCACCATCACAAACCGTATTCACCTTCAAAGGGTCTGGTCAGTGGACTGTGCCTACTGGTGTTACGTCAATTGATTACTTAGTGGTTGCTGGTGGTGGTGGTGCAGGTTATGGTGGTGGCGGCGGTGGCGGTGCAGGTGGTTATAGAACCGCCGCAGGTCAGGCAGTAAATGCAGGTCAAGTATTAACCATTACAGTTGGTGCTGGTGGGGCGCAACAAAACACAGTTAATACCGCTGGAAATGACGGTTCATCATCATCTATTACCAATTTAGGATCATCTTCACCTTATACAACTGTCACTTCAGCGGGCGGTGGAGGTGGCGGTGGTTACAACGCATCAGCAGGCGTTGCCGCTGGAAGAGCAGGCGGTTCTGGAGGTGGTGGGGCTACTTCTAATGGTAGCGCCGCTGGTGGAGCTGGTAATACCCCTAGCGTAAGCCCAAGCCAAGGAAATAGCGGGGGAAGTGCAAACCTTGTTTATTCCGGAGGTGGTGGTGGAGCTAATGCCTCAGGAGGAAATGCAACGCCATCTGCTTCTGGAAATGGCGGTAATGGTCAAACAGTCAGCGCTGCTCTTGGCGGAGGGACTTATGCTGGCGGGGGTGGTGGTGCTGGAACAACAACAGGCGGGTCGGGTGGCGGCGGCCCAGGAGCGGCGGGGACTGGTACAGCAGGCACCGTAAATACTGGAGGTGGTGGCGGTGGGGAACGAGCGGCAGGCGGCTCCGGCATCGTAATCATCAAGATCAATCAATAAGAGGTCACATGAAGAAGATCATGAGGTTTTACGGCATTGATACAGCGATGCACATGCTTCGTCCAAATGCCAAGTGGGAGATAACCAATAACGTCATTACACGTTGGGATGATCCACGGCCTAAGCCCAGCATGGAAGAGATTTACTGGGTGATGGAAAAGATCAAAGAGTTTGAAGAGTCAATCCCCACGATCTGGCTTGATGAGGATTGGGAGAAGATCACTGGCGAAAGAAGGATGATTGAAGAGGCTATCGGTGAACCTGCATAACTTATTTCCAACGCCAGTAGGTTTTGCTGACCTTGGCCGTGAACTCACGGACGAGGAGATGTTCTTTGTGCGTGAGCTTGAGACTCGGCCTAACACGGGCAATACGACCTCCACGGATAACTTCGTGCTTCGCAATCCGGCCATGACAAGCCTGCGATCATTCATTGAGGACAGCGTGGCTGAATACTTCAAAGCCACGGTCAATCCCAAGCACAACGTATCCCTACGCATCACACAAAGCTGGTGCAATTACAGTGAGCAGGGTCAGTATCACCACAAACATGCCCACCCGAATAGCTACATCTCAGGCGTGTTTTACTTGCAGACCAATCCTGATGACAGGATTTACTTTTACAAAGACGGCTGGCAGCAGATCAAGTTTCCCACCGACAACTGGAATGCGTACAACTCAGAGTCATGGTGGTTTGAGGCATTTACTGGCCGGTTGATTCTTTTCCCCTCATCCTTAACGCACATGGTGCCTACCATTCAGGGTGAGCAGACACGCATTTCATTGAGTTTTAATACCTTCCCTGTGGGTACAGTCGGGGAAGAGATGGATTTAACTGGTCTTAAGTTGGAGGCATAGATGGCCCATTTCGCAAAGATTGAAAACGACGTTGTTGTGCAAGTCATCGTTGTTGATAACAAAGACACAGCAGACGCTAACGGTGTTGAGAAGGAATACATCGGCGCAGCCTTCTGCGAACGACTGCTTGGCGGAACCTGGAAGCAGACTTCGTACAACGGCAACTTCCGCAAGAATTACGCTGGCCTGGGTTACACCTACGATGCAGCGCGTGATGCCTTCATCCCGCCCAAGCCAAGTGATGATGCAACGCTTGATGAAGCGACCTGCCAGTGGATTGTGCCTGCAATAGAACTTAGCTTAGGAGCGAACTCCAGTGAATCTGGAGACTCTATCTAACGTTGTTTTTGGTGACAGCGATGGTTTGCGCGAGATGCTCTTTGAAAACGCCGTCCAGCACCAAACGTTTGCGAATCAGCTTGCTGATACGGGAATACTTATCCCTCGATTCCCGATTGCCGATGCTGACATTGAGGACTTGGACGACTGGCTGTGGGCGCATTCTGTTGAGCATAATGCACTGGCAGAGCAACTTGGATTGGAAAACCCGTTTGATCTCTTTGATACAGACTGGAACCAGGAAGATGATTTTTATGAATGGCTGCAAGGCCACTTATTGATTCATCAACAGATCATCAATGCACTAGGACTGTAAATGGCTAATCTCGGCCCTAACATCGTACTGAACAATCCGTTTGCTGGTGTAACGGACTTTGGCACTGTCACCGATGTGTTCAGCGGCGAGAATGAAACGACTGAAACTGTAAGGCCAGCCACTGCGCTTGAGTACATTGCTCGCAACGTAGACCCAGCGCATCCGCTGTACCAGGCTTTAATCGGCCATTCAAGTACATCAATCACGCCATATACCGATGTTAATGGTAATCAGTTCTACCATATAGCAGGCAAGACTGGTGGGCCTAATCGTGAGCGTTATGCTCAGATGTATGCCGTACAGGGCGATCAACTTATCCCTGTAGGCGAAGGTCAGTTCTATAAAGGCGAGCACCCAGACCAAGCGTTCAAAGACTTTTTAGGTGTTGCAGCAGGATTAATTGCTGCGCCTGTCCTTGGGCCTTATGCCTCTGCTATTGGCAATGCACTTGGCATTACAAATGCTGCAATTGCACAAGCGGTTGGTCAAGGCATCATCAATACGAGTGTTCAGGTTGCGCAAGGCGTACCAATTGCTGACGCATTAAAGCAAAACATTGTTGCGTCTGTAATTCCTAATGCTGTTGGCAATCCGATTATTGATAATGCCATTAGAGCTGCTGCAAGTGCACGGTTGATGGGTGGCGATGTTGAAAAAGCGGTTACTAACTCATTGATTGCTTCTGGCGTTCAATCTGCTGCAAGCGATGTAAGTATTACTGGCGACCGTACTGTTGATAGCGGACTTGTATCAGGCGCAACAAGTTCGTTGCAGGCCGCTGTGACTGGTGGCGATATAGGCCAATCGTTCATTCAAGGTTATGTGCGCGGTTCTAGCACTGCCATAAACCAAGACGAAGCCCGTGCGCAACGTGCTGCATCAGGTGCTGGATTCCTTGGTGGTTATGAAGACCTATCAGGTGCAGGCCCAGCAGACTATGTAATGGGTGAGCGTGACCCTGCATTAGTGCAAGCAGGGTTCTTTGACTCGGCTCGCGGTCTTTTGCAATCAAGTCTTGCAGAGCTTGGGAAAAGCTGGCTTGCAGCAGGACAGCAAGTTGGCATAGCGCCACAAACACTGCAACGCGCTATTGATTACCTAAGCGTTATCGAGCAAGGTGGGCAAGCGCTAATACCAGAAGATATTAAAGCGCAGCAACAAGCGTTTATTAGCAAGATTTATGGGGTTGCATCAAACCCTAATTCAAGCGCTACAGATATTGGCAGGGCTGTTGTTGAAGCAACCATTGAGAATCCTTTAGGTTCTTTAACGCTTGTTGGCTCAGAAATAATGCAAGAGCTTCCAACGTTATTGTTGCCTGGGGGCGCTATAGGCAAGTTGGCTAGTTTTGCTTTGAACATTGCTGAGTCTGCTGGTGGTCAAGCCTTAGAAAAGATTGATGAGTTACGTCGTGCTAATCCAAACATGACTAACCAGCAATTGATTGAAGCTGCTAGGGCCGACGCTGGTATTTCAGGATTAGTTACTGCTGTCGCTAGCCTTTTGCCTGGAGCTAATACCAAAGCGTTACAGCCTATTGTTGAAGGCTTGAAAGAGTCTTTAGAAGAGGGAATCACTCAATACATTCTTACTGGTGATCGCAACGCAGCAACAGGTAGCGCTATTCTTGGTGGCGTTATTGGCGGCAAGACTACTGGCGCATTGCAAACAGGTGATCAGGTTGCAGAAGCTGCGCAGCGTACTTTTGCAGAAGTTCCTTCGCTTGGTTCTATTACTGTGTCATCGACACGTTTGCCGCTAGATCAACCTTTTGTCACGCCTGGTGAGCCATTAGCTATCACGCCTAGTGTGGTTACAAAGCAAGGCGCGACTGACAATGTTCCTGCACCTCAACTTCCTACAGCCGTTGTCATTAGCACCGATCCTACAAAAGACACTGCGTTAGTTATCGACAGTTCTGGTCAAACCAAGATTGTTGGCGCAACGGATGTTGCTACTGGGACAAAAGTAACTGAAGGGCAAACGTTTACTATCACGACTGATAACAAACTTACATCAGACGCTAGCAAGGTTACGCCAACTGTAACGACAAAGACAATTGACACAAAAGAAACGGCACCTACAGTAACTGACACAAAAGCAGTAACGCCAGATTCGACGATAAAAATTTCAGAAGGCGTAAGAAGGGAGCCGACAACATACACAGGTGATCTGCAAGGCCAAAGAGGTACGGGTGCTGCTAGATTAGATGAGTTTCAGCGTACCTTTCAAGGCACTCTCTATCCAACGGTAGAAGCCCGTAATAAGGCTATGCAAGACTATTACGCGAGCCTTGGTATACGCACAGAGCCAGAAACTACTGCACCTACCGACACGTTTACAGTCTCTAAACCTGTAGTTCGTGACGATGCCAATCTTGCTGATGTCATTTCAAAATTAGGAAGTCTTGGGTTTACTCCAACTAATGAAGTTGTCAGTCAACTTATGGCTGGCAATCCAACGAAGGCTGAGGTCAATCAACGCATTGACGCACAAACCTATAACAATAGGTTTTATGCAACAGCGCAAGAAGCTGCTAATGCCAAGCTCAAAGACGATTTAATTCGTGTTGGCAATGATTTGATAGGCCAAGGTAAGTCTTTCGAAGAGGTGACATCTTTCCTCAACGGCCAGCTAGGTGCGCTTGGTCTTGCGTCAGGCATAACCATGAAAAATGGAAGGCCAGAAGTCATGCTTGTTGCAACGCAGCAAGTTGAACGAAGGGCTGCACCTGATACAAATGTGCAAACAGACCCAGCGCTTGCAGAGGCTAAGGCTCGTATAGAAGATGCAAAGGCCAGGGCTGCTGCTAATACAGCAAGAGCAGAAGAACAAACTCGTACCTTTAACGGTACTGTTTACCCAACAGTTGAAGCAAGGAACCAAGCTGCTGCTGACTTTGCTTCCTTTGCTGGCATCACGCCTACTGAAAGAGTTGCTTCAGACGTAACGGAAAACCCTCCTGGTGCTGCAAATCTAGCATCAGTTGTCAACTTTCTTGGTCAGATGGGCATCACTCCAACGCAGTCCATGATGGATGCGTTAATGGCAGGTAATCCTACTAACGCAGAAGTATTAACCCGCATACGTTCAAACCCAGAGATTCTTGCGGCAGTTGCTGCTAGAGGTCAAACGCAAGATACAGGTACAAAAGTTGGGCCTGGTGGTCAAGTCGTTACCGGCGGTGATGTAAAAGTAGGTGGCGACCTTGTTACTGGCGGCGAGATCGTTCAAGAACAAAAGCCAGCCGAAATTGATGTCGCTAACCAGCCAGCATTACAGCAAGATGTTGTTGCGCTGCTTGGTCGAATGGGTTTGCCAACAAGCGCTGCATTTGTTGCAGAACTTACTAGAGATAACGCTACCAACGCGCAAGTCTTACAGCGATTGCAAGCTGATCCTGCTGTACAAGCACTAATTCGACAGCAAAGGTTTGGTCAGACTGATACCGCTATTGTTGTTGCCGTTAATCCAACTAACAACACAGCCTTAGTGATTGACACAAAAGGCAATACGCAAACTATTGAAGCGGTAGATACGAAGACAGGTCAAACGCTTGTAGAAGATCAAGTTATTACGGTTCCTGTTGTTACAGAAACGGCTCAAACCTTTACGTTTGATCCTGCTGCATCGTTAATACAAACTCGCTTTCAAGAAAATGGCAAGGTTGCAACGGAACAAGACATTGCAAGTTTGAAAGCGGCGGCTCAACAAGCAGGCATTGATTTCACATCCGATAATTTTGGAACGACTCCTGCGTATCAGAGATGGGCGACGCTTGTTAACGACACGGCGCAAGGAATTAAGCCTTATGTAGCGCCGACTGTTACACCTGAAGTTAAGGTTGATACAGGAACTAAGGTAATACCGTCAGTAACAGAATCAATTGACCTTACGTTTGATCCTGGTCGAGTCAATATCGATACACCAGAAGATACCGTACAAGCGCAAGATACATTTAGCTTTGTAGATACAACGCCCGCTGTCGATACCACGCCTGTTATTGATACCACGCCAACGTTTGACACGGTTGTAGACACCTTGCCGCAAGACACGGTTCCTACCTATGGCGAGGATGAAGACATTATTAAGTTCTTAGGCTTGGATCAACAGCCAACGCCTACAGAACCAGAGGCTCCGCCAGCAGAAGACACGATAGGTGGTGGCACGGGTACAACAAACATCATTCCAGAAGAACGACTTGCAGTAGCACCTAAAGCCGTGTATACGCCAAGGCCAGGGACTAGGGTTGTAGATACAGGTACAAGTACCGGCATCTTGCCTACCCGTGTGCAACTGTCTGAAGGTATGGGTGATGATGTTGAAGGTACTGGTGAGGAAGAGCAGCAACCAGTATGGAATGTTAGGTCTTTGAAACTACGTCGAGCATTAGGAATCTGATCATGGCAAAGCAACTTGCAGCCTTACTCGGTGGTGTCGATATTCAGCGATTAGCTGAGTTAGTGCGCCAGCATGGTCGTGGCAAAGACACTGTTCTTGCTCACATTACACCTCGTGAAGCAGAGATGCTCAAGGCTAATGGTGGCTCTGGAACCATCAATCCTATGACAGGATTGCCTGAGTTTCAAAGTGAGTTTGACTATGCGTATGGAGAAACGGCTACGCCAGAAATGGCGGCTGAAATGCCAAGTACGTTCACTACTTATTCACCGTTAGGATTTTCTTACGCCGGTACACCAGAAACGTTTTCAGATGTAGCAGCAGAAACAAGAGCGTCAATGGGTCAACAGCCTTTTGATTATGGGCAATTTGCTGAGCTTGGCGGTAGTAGATTTCCGCAAATGTATCAAGGGCCAGAAATGCCAACAGGTATGACAAACATACCTACTGGGCAAACTGCTCAAGACTTAGCAGCTCAAATAGCACAAGAGCAAATACCAGCTCAACGTGACTATGGTCAGATGGCAAAAGAAGGTGCTAAGCAGTTGTTAACAACCAGAGAAGGTCTTGGCTTAACAACGGCAGCGTTAGCAGGTTTGCAGGCTAGAAGAGGGTTTCAGCAGGCTCAACGTGTACGCCAAGAGTTAGGTCAACTTGGTCAGGCTCAACGTGCAGTAGGCCAGGAGCAAGTAGCGCTCGGCCAGGCAGGACAAGTAACGCCAGCACAGCGTCAGCAATTAGAGGCGCTTGCTGCACAGCAACGTCAACAGCTTGCTCAGCGTGGGTTAACGTCTGGTACTGCAGCGCAACAATCGCAGGCAAGGCAGGTAGAGTTGCAGCAGCGTATGGCTAATGATTTGTTGCAACAAGGACTTGCTAACTTAGGTGTAGCAGATGCGGCAACTAGACAGGCAATTATTGCCGGTTATCAAGCGGATGCGGCTACCTCTGATGCGCTCATGCAGGCGCTGATGGCTTCTGCTCAGTTGTCTATGGGCCAACCTTCGCAAACACCTTATCGTCAAACCACCACAATCCCTCCTGCTAACCCAACACCAGGCAAAGGTTAATGATGGCTAACGGAATTACAAACCTCCGCAATCCACTCGATGAGCGTTTGTCTCAGGTGTTTACGCCTTCTGCGGATACGCAAAAGGTAACGGGGCAACAAAGTCTAACTGAGTCTATAGCGCGTGGCACTCGTGCTGAACAGGCATTGCCTGAAGTTTTAAGTACAGGTGCGGAACAAGAACGCGCAGCGGTTGAAGGTTTGATGCGTCAGCGTACAGAAGGTGCGCAGCGTGTTGGTGAACTAGGTAGGAGGCAAGCTAAAGAGGCGGCAACGTTTGAAGAACAGTTTCAAGCCATGCGACCAGCACCTATTGAGTTTGCACCATCGCAAGAAAACATTGGTGACTTGCAAAGCATCATGGCGCAGATGGTGTTGATAGGTGGTTTGATTGGTGGCTCTAGCAAGCGCTCTGGCATTGCAGGCCTGAAAGCTATCAAAGGTATGTTGGATGGCTACAAGCAAGGTCGCAAGGACATCTTTGACCGTGAGAAGTTGATCTATGAGAAAGCGCTTGATACTCAGCGCAATGAGATCACACGCATTAAAGACTTGTACGAATCGCAACTCAGAGCAAGGACTGCTGGCAATACGGCAGAAGCTAATGCGTTAAATGCAGAGCTTAATGCTTTAACACAGAACGGTACGGCCAATATCGATCTTGTACGTGGCGATACAAAACGTGTTATTGATACGTTGAACTATGCAATCTCTGCAAAAGACAAGGCTAGTGCACTGCAAGAACAGATTCGCTCTCGTGAAGAGCAAACAAAAGCAAGGATAGCTGCGCAAGAGCAAGCAAGACAACAAAGCATTACAAATCAGTTGTTGTTAGAAGAGGCTAGGCAGAGAAATAGAGTTGAGTTAAGAGATATTACGGCTGAACAACGTATGGGCACTGCTGGCCCTAGATTTCAAATCTTAGAGGCTACTGGTAAAAAATTGCCTACTGACAAGTTAGCGCTTGATGTCATCAATACAGGCCAGGGTTTGTTAGAAGTATCTAAGTTGCGAGACCGCTTAAGAGACCCAGAAGTGCAAACAGGTCTTCGTGCAATACCAGCGCCAACAATTACAAAGTTACGAAGTTTGATTGGCAGAGAGACTACTGAAGGCGACATCATGTCTGTCATCAATAGTCCTGAGCTTGCAGGTTCTGACAAGACAACGCTATTCATTAAAGATGCAATTCTTGCTGCATTCAAGATAGAACAAGGTTTAACAGGTACTAGAGTTCCTGTCTTTACGCAGCGCACTGTTGGCCCTATTCTTGATCCACGCGCTTATTCGCCAGAAACTTATGACAAGTTGCTTGAAACTCGTCAGAAAGAACTGTATGGCCGAGGCAGGGATTACGGCTTTGATGAAAAAGAGTTATCTGCTATTGCTCGTGTTCAAGGAATGCCTGGTACAGCAGGGGCAAAACCTGCTACGCCGCAAGCAGCTCCTCAAGGTGGTGAAGTAGACGCTGAGCGAACAAGAGCCAATCAAGCGATAGCAAATGGCGCGAATCGTGAAGCGGTAGCCAAAAGGTTCAAAGAGCGCACAGGACAGGAGCTATAAATGGATGGTTATGAAGACCTAGTTCCGGCCAAAGAAACTGATGCTTATGGTGATTTAGTTCCTAAAAAAGCACCTGTAGATAGAAGCAGACCTGTTACTGATGTTGCCAATAGAGCACTGGTCGCCGGAACGCTAGGCGCTCCTGTTGATATTGCGGCCATGTTGATGCGTCCATTTGGCTACAAAGAAGAAAAGCCATTTATGGGTTCTGAATACATCGGGCAAAAGATGCAAGAGGCTGGCATTGTTTCGCCTACTCGCAGACCCGTTGCCGAGCTTTTGACTGGGCTTGCTCCATCGTTAATAACTGGCGGTGTTGGTGCTGCTCGATATGGTGCAGGCAAAGTTGGCGAATTGATTAGTACGGCAAGAGGTAAGCCTGCCGCCGCCGAAGCAGAAAGAGTTAGGCAGGCTGGCTTTGCAGAACTGCAACCAGGCATTGCAAGAACCGAACAAGAACTTGCAGGTATAGAACGTCAAGCCGGTAGAACGCAGCAGACAATAGAGCAAATGCAAAGGCAAGGTGCTATTCGTGCGCAACGAGAAGGACAGCAACCTTTGACTGCGCAGCAACTTGCAGCAACACAAGCGGCGGAATTAAGAAGGCCAATAGCAGAACGTGTTGCAGCGCAAAACGTAGCCCAGCAACAAAGGTTGGCGCAAGCAGAAGCTAGGGTTGGCGGAGCAGAACAAGAATTAGGTGCAGCTAAGCAAGCAGTTGATCAACTTGAGCAGCGGTTACTTGCGCAACCAACGATCAATGCAGAGCGATTTGGCGCAGAGCTTAGAGCAACTACGCAAAAGCTAGAAAGAGATTTGAGTGCGGCAAGAGCGCAAGGCTCTGGATTCGCACAAGTGCTAGATAAATATGGCGATAAGCCCGTCGTTAATACGAACCGGCTAGTTTCTACTGTTGAGAATTTGCAAGAGCAAACCAGAAATCCAAACGTCATTAGGTTGCTCGATCAAGTTAAATACCTTGCTGGAACTGTTGGCGAAGATGGAAAAGTAGTTAATCAGTTAACTTTAAGAAACGCTGATTCGCTTAGGAAGTATCTAAGCAAGGACATCTTTCAAACAGAAGAAGGTCGTTTGCTTGCAGCAAATAAAGAGGTTCTAAATGTTCTTAAGGTCTTGCGAGGAGACCTTATAAAACAAACGCCAGAGGACTATAGGCAAGCGCTTGGAACGTTTCGTACGCTGTCTAGGCCATTAGACATTGTTGAGCGTAATGGCGCTTTAGCTCGCGTGATTGATGTCGACCCTTTATCTACTGCTGAAAAGTTAACAGAGGCGCAAGTAACTGGAGAGATTATTCGTAAAGCACAGCAAGGTAATCCTGTGTTTTCTCGATTGCTTGAAGTCTCACCAAGCCTTAAAGAGTCAGGTCGTCTTTACTTTACGCAGAGTTTGTTTGGCAGAGAAGCGGTGCCAACAGAAGCGGCGCTTAGAACATGGCTTGTAGCAAATGAAAGGCCATTGCGTCAGCTTGGCTTGTACGATGAATTTCGTGATATGAGGCTCGCCAAAGAAGCCGCCCAGCGTGCAGTAAATGATGCAAAAGGTCAGGTTGAGTCTGCAAAAGCTGTGGCCTCAGAAGCTAAAGCGGCAAGAGAAGCCTCTGGTTCAATGTTTCAACGTGCGCAAACAAGACTTGCTGATGTACTCAAAACAGTTGAAAAACCTGGTGATCTTGCAAAACGTGTAAGTGCAGCACCTGAAGCGGCATTTCAAAAGACATTAGGCGATCAGTTGAAGGCAGCAGAAAACCGTCGTGGCGTTATTGAGTCACTCAGAGAAACTGAATCAAATCTTTCAAGAGCAGCATCTCCTAAAGAAGTTGCTAATGAAGTAGAGCGTTTGGCAACAAAACTTAAATCAAAAGGTCTTATCAATGAAGAAGGGCGAGACTTGTTGATGCGACAGGCTCAAGGTTTGAAGAAAGATATTGAAGCACAAAGAAATGCTTTAAGAACAATCGGAAGGCTCACAACTTATGTTGTAGGAGCTGGCGGATTAGGTTATGTTGCTCAGCAACAATTGCTAGGAGGTTCCAATGCCCCTTAAACGTGGTAGCAGTCAAAAGACAATCTCTACCAACATTGGTGAGATGGTGCGTGGTTACAAAGAAAGTGGCAAGATTGGTACCAGCCGTCCTGCTAGCAAACGTGCAGCAGTCAAACAAGCTGCGGCTATTGCCTATTCCAAGGCTCGCAAAACGAAGAGAGGTATGCGATGAACTACGATGTCATGATGAAAGCAGAAGGCAACAAAGAGATGAAGCGCCAAGAAGCACAGGCTGCTGAAGCAGGTCGTAACGAAGTAGCAGGTTCGCTGGCAGCACAGCGAGCACTAGGACGTATGCCTGCGAAAATGCCTGACCGTCAACCTAAACGCCGCATGACCCGATGAGGAAAAAGCAGGCAGGTATTAACCCTGCGCTCGAAGAAGCAATCAGCAAGTTGTTAGCCGAGGTCATGGCTGACCCAACGGCTTCAATGGTTGATAAGACACGGGTAATAGACCGTGCTTTGAAACTGGAAGCCATACGCTTGAAAGCAGACGATGCAGCGTGGGGAAGTGGTTTTATGAATGATGACGAAGAAGATGCGAATTAAGGTAACATCCGTGAACCTTAAACTAAACCATGAGGCTGAGCATGGATTCGAATCTTCTGTTGAAAGTAGTACGTGTTTCTTTGAAATTGGTGGTGGCTAGGGTATTGACAATCTTGGCATTGTCGATGACTTTTGCGCTGGCTTGCTGGACAATGTGGGGGCCGACTTATGAACGACTCGCTGCGTTGTTGATCTTTGCCATCACGGTGTTTTTACCCTCCTTGATAAAGGAAACAAAGCATGATGACGACGATGAAAATAGTAAGCAAGCAAGTGATAGTTAAGCCTGTTGCTGCTACACCTAAGCAAGTCACCCCTAACTTCCAGCCCAAGTTCACCAATGGCGCTCCCTGCTATGGCACGATGACGGCTGCTGAGCAGTGGGGGAATAAACGTGGCAAGTAATATCGCCTTTCAAGCAACCGGCCCGTCGGTTGTTTTATCGGCAGGTGCGACAACCAGTAACGTTGAAGTCACTGTCGATACACCTGCCCAACAATTTGCTATTGTCAATTCTGGCCTTTCGGTAGTAGCTATAGCGTTTGGACGAACCAATGCAGTCACGGCTGCATTCCCTACATCAGGTAACGCGCAAGATGTGCATGTAATACCAGCAGGTTCAAGAGTTGTTATTACAGGTATTCAAGCCTCTACAAGCAATACCGTTTATGTTGCTGGCATTGCTGCTAGTGGCACATGCGTGTGTTACATCTGCCCAGGAGAGGGATTGGCATAAATGGAAATCTCGATGTCAGTGGTTTTGCAAGCATTGATTGGTGCTGCCGCTGGAGCTTTTGGTGCTTATGTGGCGATCCGATCAGACTTGGCAGAACTTAAAGCAAAGGTTGAGCATCTCCATCTAACGGCAGATAAGGCTCATACCCGCATTGATCAAATCCTGAACAAATGAATTGGAGTGATGTCCTTAAGGCTGTCATACCCGTCATTGTGGCTTCGCTTGCATGGCTACTAGGACAGGTCGCTGACTTCTCGACAAGACTCACTAAGATCGAAGGTTCTATGCCTGCCTTGATTACCAAGGAAGGTGTTCCGACTGATAGCCCGATCAGTGCTGAAAAAAGAGCTATACAGAAAGAGCAACTCATGCAGCATATCAACGAACTTCAAGTCAAAGTTAGACTGCTTGAAGAGCGTGAAAAGATGGCTAGAAAGTAATGTTTGAATTGCTATCAGGTGGCTTACTAGGCTCTATCTTTGGTGGCCTGTTTCGGCTAGCACCAGAAGTGCTGAAGTTTCTCGATAAAAAGAACGAACGTCAGCATGAACTCAACATGTTCCAATTGCAGACTGATCTTGAGAAACTCAAAGGTCAGTATCGTATGGAGGAAAAGTATGTTGACTACAGTGTTCAGCAACTCGATACGATCAAATCGGCCTTTGAAGAACAGGCTGAAACGGCTAAGGCAGCAGGTAAGTTTGTGGCTGGAATCTCAGCACTGGTACGTCCAGGAATCACCTGGGCATTATTTGCTATGTACGCAGCAGTCAAGACGGCTTCGCTTGTTCTTGCATTTCAAACGGGTGCGCCTTGGGCAGAAGTCTTAGTTAAGACTTGGGATGAAGACGACTTTGGTTTGTTCACGATGGTGCTTACCTTCTGGTTTGTTGGTCGCAGCATAGAGAAGTACAAGTGAATGAAGCGATTGAGCTTGCCACAAACGTGCTCATTAAGCCCTTTGAAGGCTACGCTAAACGTCTTCCTAATGGTGATTGTTGCGCTTATCCTGACCCCGCTACTGGCGGTGACCCTTGGACTATTGGTTATGGTTCTACTGGTCGTGATATTAGGCAATACACTGTCTGGACAAAAGAACAAGCTGAAGATGCCCTTCAGAAGCATGTCAGGTACTTCACATCAGGGCTGGTAAAACTATCACCCAGATTACTGCTAGCTACACCTAGACGCTTTGCAGCAGTCATCAGTTGGGCGTATAACCTTGGACTAGGCAATTACCGCATAAGCACCTTCAAGAAGCGTATAGACGCTGGTAATTGGGAAGATGCAGCCATAGAATGTAGGAAGTGGAATAAAGCAGCCGGTCGCGTACTGCCAGGGCTAACAAGGCGCAGAGAAGCTGAAGCACTGATGATGAGGTGATCATGGCAAACCCAATAGCAAAGACCACTAGAGGCAAAGGCAGGCACTTCCAGTCTGTCTCTGAGGGTGGTGGCATGACAGAGGCCGGTAGGAAAGCTTATAACAGGGCTACAGGCTCCAATCTGCAAGCGCCTGCACCTAACCCTCGAACGCCTAAAGAACGCGCCAGGAAGAAGAGTTTTTGTGCGAGATCAAGATCATGGTCTGGGCCAAGAGGCAAGGCCGCTAGACGACGTTGGAGGTGTTAAATGAAACCAGGTCTATACGCAAACATTGCAGCCAAGAGAGAGCGCATCAAAGCAGGGTCGGGTGAGCGTATGCGCAAGCCTGGTGCTCCAGGTGCCCCCACCGCCAAGAATTTTCGAGAAGCGGCAAAGACGGCCAAAAGAAAACCCCGTCGCTAGGACGGGGCAAAGGCTCGTCGTGAGCCAACTTGAGGGGAGGAGCTATCTGCTGGCGCTTGCTCCTAGCGCTAACCTAGTGGCAGATTCACCGGAGACATTAGAGTTCATTCTGCATGAGCGTGATGGCATCGTCAAGCGTGAATATCACCAGACTCTCTTTGCCATCTGCCCTGCAAATCACGACTGGCATCTTCTCGCCTTTGGCTGACACCTTGGCTTGTTCCATCCATTCGTAAAGTGCAATCTTCCTGCGACGCTTGCATTCGATCATAAACGGGCCTAAATCGATGTCTGAGCCACCATCTCTGGCTTGCCCTAGTACACGGCTTACTTTCGTTCCTAATCGATCTGAGAGTGCATTGCAGACCTCTCGCTCATAACTTGCACCTCTGGTCTTGCCTAGCTTGCTCAATCACGTTCTCCTTGCAAGATTTTCCAGGCTTCTTCCCTGACGACATTCTCTACGCTGTAGCCAAAAGCATCAGGGTCGAGCAAGGCTTTAATGAACATTTCTCTTGTCTTGAGTTTGTGATCAGTTCTTGCCAGCATCGCTCGTAACTCTTTGGTAAGTTCATAGAGCGTATCCAGTTTGGCTAGCAACTCTTCACGACTGATCTCATTCATGGCGCACCAACGTTAAACGGATTATTGAAGAACCTGTTTTCTATCGTAATACGGGTCTTCGTGAACTTGATAGGGCTCTTAACAGGTTCTTTCTCTACAGGTTCCCAACTAGCAAAAGTGTAGAAGCGTTCTGTTACGCAATCGATCTTTTGTGTTCGCTTCTTGATGTGACCTTTGTAGAGCAGTGCACGAATGATGTACTTAACGGTTGGACTGCCAAGCCTGGTTTGTAGTTGAATGTCTTTGAATGTAGCTTCAGTCTTACGCTTGGAAAGATACTTAAGCACTTTCAAGTGAGATTCTGTCAGTTTTGTCACGCCATATCCTCCCTTACTGCTTCATCGTAAGCAATGTACTTACGCTCATCGACTCCCTTCAAAGTTTCATAGGTTGTGAACTTGTAACCGCAGGAAACGCATCTTCTCCTGCGAGTCACCCAGGTATCTTGCAAGGTGTTGCGGTTGTAATAGCGTCGTGAGTCAAGCACAACGCTATCGTTCAACTGCCCTTGCTCAGCGCACTTAGGGCAGATCATGATCAGAACGGCACATCTTCGTCTGAACGCATCACTTCTCTTGCCGGTGCTGGCATATCACCAGGCTTCCAATTGTTGATCTTGAGGCTAAATAGTTCACCCCAAGTACCACGCTTGACCCAGCCTGCAATCTTGATCTGCTCACCTGCTTTGTAGTCCTGATCGCAAATGATGTATCCATCCCAGTCAGGTGCTTTCTCATGCTTCTTGTTCTTGACTGGAAAGAAGCTACCCTGACCAGGCCCATTCTTGTAATTACTTGAACTCATGTTATTTCCTCACTAATTGATACTCGGCAAATGATTTGCCATTTCGATTGATGGTGTGAGTCCTT